GTTCTATGTGTAAGCAGGACAAGCCTGTAACTGAGTTCAGAAGCAGGGGAGGATCAATGTCGCATCTGTTGAAAAGTAGGTGCAACACTTGTTTATATAAAGAACATCGAAGCTGGGTTGAGGACAATCCAGAACGGGTTCAGGGTTATCGTGAGAAAGATAGCTGGACAATGGCAAAGCGCTGTGCTCGTAGAAACATTACACCAGAACAACTGGTGGACAGATACGAACAACAAGAAGAGTGTTGTGCTGTTTGTAAGAAGCACATCGATTTAGACAACAGCGCTATCGATCACAACCACGTTACTGGAGAGTTTCGTGGTGTGTTGTGTAAGCAATGTAATAGAGCGCTTGGTATGTTCGGTGATAGTATTTCAACACTACGAAATGCGGTAGAATATCTTGAAGACTATGGGAGTTATGGCGATGGCACTTAAAGCTCCACAGAAATCCCTCAAAGAGTGGACAGAGCAAAAATGGACGACTAAGTCAGGTAAGCGCTCATCAGATACAGGTGAGCGTTATTTGCCTGAAGCAGCCATCAAAGCTTTGTCACCTGCAGAATATGCAGCCACCACCAAAGCTAAGCGTGAAGGCAAAGCTAAGGGTAAACAATTTGTTGCTCAACCAAAGAGCATTGCTAAGAAGACGGCTAAGCACCGTTAAAGGAAAACATCATGGCTACAAAGAAAGCATTCAAGCCCTGCGAAGGTTGTCCCACTCCTGCCAAGTGCAAGGCTGCTGGTAAGTGTCTTGCCAAAGAAGGCAAGGGTGGTAAGCCCGTCATTGCCATTATGATTGGTGTTGGTAAGCCCATGAAGGCTAAGAAGAAATGAAGCAGTCTCCAAAGCAAACCAAGAAGGTTGCCAAAGTGATGGGTGAGTTTAAAGAAGGCTCCCTGCACAGCGGCAAAGGTGGTAAGGTTGTTAAGAGTCCTAAGCAGGCTATAGCAATTGCGTTGTCTGAAGCTAAAGTGAAGCCTAAAAAGAAATGAACAAAGAACCGAAGATTAGGAGCATTGGTACAGTGTTGACGGCTGGTGTTGCCAACACTGTCTACACCTGCCCTCCCAACTACATTGCTAAGATGACTCTGTTGTTTGTCTCCAATCATGGTGGCAACAACAAGCTCGTCACCATTCAATGGAACGATGTCAGTGCTGGTCAAAGCTATTACATTGTTGGTGGTTATGTGTTGGCTGCTACAGGCTATTTGAAGCTTGATGGTAGCTATCTTGTTCTCAATCCCGGCGACACAGTTGTTGTCACGCCAGAAGCTGGCGCTACTTGTGACACCACCATCACTGTTGAAGAGCATTACGAACAAGGACTATTCTAATATGGCTAAAGAACTAACAGAACAACATAAGCGATTCCTTGAAGTGTTGTTTGCCGATGCTGGTGGCAACATCAATCAAGCTATGCGTATGGCAGGTTTCTCTGAAGGCTATAGCCGTCGAAGCCTCACCAACTATCTCAAAGAAGAAATCATTGAAGCTACACAGCTTTACATTGCTATGGCAGCACCAAAGGCTGCAGTGGCTATGATTAACGCCATTGACGATCCTACAGAACTCGGTCTTAAAGAGAAGATGAGTGCTGCTAAAGACTTGCTTGACCGTGCTGGTTTGGTGAAGACAGAGAAGGTGCAAGTTGAAAGCACTGGTGGTGTGATGGTGTTGCCTGCAAAGGAACGTGAGGATGAGTGAGTCTTTTGATTTTGGCTTAGGCACCTTCATATTGCCACAGCCTGAGTCAAAGGTTGAATATGTTAAGATACCTAGACTGTCTAGGACAATACCTTTTGGTTACGTTGTTGACAGTGAAGATGATGGATGGCTCCAACCTGTAGCGCTTGAGCTTGATGCTCTTGAAAAAGCTAAGAAGTATTTGAAGCAGTATAGCTCTAGGCAGGTGGCAGCTTGGCTCACCACTGTGACAGGTAGAGAGATAAGCCATGTAGGTCTATTGAAACGTATAAAGAATGAACAGTCCCACAAACGCAAATCCTCTACTTATCGAAAGCTTGCCGAAGGGTACGAAAAAGCCCTTAAGAAAGCGCAAGAGTACGAAGAAAGAACCGGAACAAAAGACGGAAGCTTCTTCGATAGTGATCGATTCGTCAAACTTAGCGAGTCCTTCACAGCCCGATCCGATTGAAGTTGTTCAGCCTGTACGTGACAACATCATCTTCAGGCCCAACCCCGGTCCTCAGACCAACTTCTTAGCTGCTTCAGAGCGTGAAGTGTTGTATGGTGGTGCCGCTGGTGGTGGTAAGAGCTATGCCATTCTTGCTGATCCGTTGCGCTACATGGCCCATCCACAATTTAGTGGACTAATTCTTCGTCACACTACAGAGGAACTGAGGGAACTGATTTGGAAATCTCAAGAGATGTATCCAAAGATCTACCCCGGCATCAAGTGGAGTGAGCGAAAGATGCAATGGCAGCATCCAAGTGGGGGTAAGTTGTGGATGTCCTACCTTGACCGTGACGAAGATGTGATGCGTTATCAAGGTTTGTCGTTCTCCTACATCGCTTGGGACGAGCTAACACAGTGGCCTACACCGTTTGCCTACAACTATATGCGTTCTCGTCTGCGTACAGCAGCACCTGACCTGCCTGTGTTCATGAGAGCTACCACCAACCCCGGTGGCCCCGGTCATCAATGGGTTAGGAAGATGTTCATTGTGCCTTCACCGCCCGGTAAAAGCTTCTATGCCACCGATGTTGAGACAGGAGAGACACTGGTGTACCCTAAAGGGCACAGCAAAGAAGGCCAACCGCTGTTCAAACGCAAGTTTATATCGGCTAAGCTGGCTGACAATCCCTATTTGGCTGACTCAGGCGACTATGAAACGATGTTGTTGTCCTTACCAGAGCACCAACGTAAGCAATTGTTGGAAGGCAACTGGGATATTGCAGAGGGTGCAGCGTTTTCTGAGTTCAACAGAGCCATTCACGTTGTAGAACCCTTCAACATCCCCAGTAGTTGGCCTAGATTTAGATCAGCCGACTACGGATATGGTAGCTATAGCGCTGTATTGTGGTTTGCTGTAGCGCCCGATGAGAGTTTGGTGGTGTATAGAGAGCTTTATGTCAGCAAAGTGCTGGCAGAAGACCTTGCTGTGATGGTAATGAACGCTGAAGATGACGAAAAGATTCGTTATGGTGTACTAGATAGCTCATGTTGGCACAAACGTGGTGACACTGGACCCTCTATTGCTGAACGAATGATCATGAAGGGTTGTCGTTGGCGACCTGCTGACCGTTCTGCTGGTAGTCGCATCGCAGGTAAGAACGAAATACACCGCCGTCTGCAGGTTGACCCTATGACTGAGCAGCCTCGCATTGTTTTCTTCAATACATGTACACAAATCATTGCTGATCTTCCTACATTGCCTATCGATAAGACAAACTTGGAAGACATCAACACTAAAGTTAGTAATGACCACACCTATGACGCATTGCGCTACGGTGTTATGTCACGACCACGTAGCGGATTGTTCGACTACAATCCAAATACAAGCAATAGTGGAATGCAAATAGCCGATAGCGTGATGGGCTACTAATACTTACACTTACATGTTATACCTCTACGCAGTATGACAACAATTATGGAATGACACATGGCAAACGAAAACTTTATTGACGACCGCGCTCTAGTCTTAGACGATGCAGAGAGCGGTGGTGTTGACCCCTACAACGCTGGTGGTCTTATCGCCTTTGTTAATGCACGATATGCTCGTGCTGAAGAGAGTCGTCGTGAAGATGAAACTCGTTGGTTGAAAGCCTATCGTAACTACCGTGGTTTGTACGGTCCAGATGTACAGTTTCTATCGACAGAGAAGTCTCGTGTCTTTGTTAAGGTGACTAAGACTAAGGTGCTTGCAGCATACGGTCAAATCATCGAAGTGTTGTTTTCTAACAACAGTTTTCCTATCAGTGTAGATCCTACTCGCTTACCAGAGGGTGTAGAAGACGTTGTCCATTTCGATTCAAAGCCTACACAGGGACAAGAACAACCACCTCTCGCACCATTCGGTTACAAAGGTGATGGTAAGCCATTGCCTCCCGGCGCAACAATGACATCTTTGTTGGATCGTCTTGGTCCGTTGACTAACGATCTGAAGGACATTGAAAACCTCAAAGCTGGCCCCGGTGTTACACCAACATCCGTCAACTTCTATCCTGCTATGGTGGCAGCTAAGAAGATGGAGAAGAAGATTCATGACCAGCTTGAAGAAGGTGGTGCAAGTAAACAGCTTCGCTCTACCGCTTTTGAGATGGCTCTGTTCGGTACAGGTGTGATGAAGGGTCCATTCGCTAAGGCTAAGGAATATCCAAACTGGGACGAAGAAGGTGTCTACTCACCAGTGATGAAGGACATTCCAGATACATCGCACGTCAGCATTTGGAACTTCTATCCAGACCCTGACGCTGTCAACATGGACGACTCGCAATACTGCTTGGAGCGACACAAGCTTAACAGTAGTCAACTGCGTTCGTTGAAGAATCGTCCACACTTCCGTAAGAATGTCATTGACGACTTGCTCACTGAAGCGCCCAGCTATACTAAGAAGTATTGGGAAGACACTCTGCGTGACTATGCTGTCAACTTCGGCATTGATCGTTATGAAGTGATGGAGTATTGGGGCAACATCGACGTTGACTTGTTGAAGCAGAACGACATTGACATTCCTGCTGAGCTTGAAGACTTTGGTGAGTTGCAGGCTAACGTGTGGTTCTGTAATGGTCGCATCATCCGTCTTGTGCTCAACCCATTCAAGCCAGCTAACATTCCCTATTACGCTGTTCCCTACGAACTCAACCCCTACTCCATCTTTGGTGTCGGTGTTGCTGAGAATATGGACGACACACAAACGTTGATGAATGGTTTCATGCGTATGGCTGTTGACAACGGTGTGTTGTCAGGCAACCTTGTGTTTGAGATTGATGAAACCAACCTTGTGCCCGGTCAAGACATGACTGTCTATCCCGGTAAAGTGTTTCGTCGTCAGGGCGGTGCTCCCGGTCAAGCCTTGTTTGGTACAAAGTTTCCTAACGTATCTCAAGAAAACCTGCAGATGTTTGACAAGGCTCGTCAGCTTGCCGATGAGTCTACAGGCATGCCTTCGTTTGCTCACGGTCAAACTGGTGTGAGTGGTGTTGGTCGTACAGCTTCTGGCATCTCTATGTTGATGTCTGCTGCATCTGGCTCCATCAAAACTGTCATCAAGAACATTGACGACTATCTGTTGGCACCGTTGGGTAAGTCGATGTTTAGCTTCAACATGCAGTTTGACTTCGATCCAGACATCAAGGGTGACTTGGAAGTATCTGCAAAAGGCACTGAGTCTTTGATGGCTAACGAAGTTCGCTCACAACGACTGATGCAGTTTATGCAGATTGTTGCCAACCCTGCGTTGATGCCTTTCGCTAAGATGCCTTACATCATTCGTGAGATTGCTAAGTCGATGGATCTTGATCCTGACAAGGTTACTAACAACATGGAAGAGGCTGCTCGTCAGGCTATGCTGCTTCAGCAAAACCAACCTGCTGCTGCCCCCGGTGCTGCTCCAGAACAGGGCGCTCCTGCTGTGGCAGACATGACAGGTGGTGGTGGTGGCAACATCGGTGTTGGTGCTGCTGCTCAACCGGGTGAACAAGGCTTCGCTGGTAACACTGCTGCTCAGCCTGCTCAGCCTCCACAGGGTGCTGCATAAATGGACAAGGCTTTTCTTTCTAAACTGAAGGGTATGTTGAACAGCCCTTTCATATGGGATGGTTTTGTAGGCAAGCTCGACTATGATATTGAGCAACACCAACGTAAGTTGGAACAAGCTACAGAACTCAGTGAAGTGTTTAAAGCTCAAGGAGCAATTGCTGCATTGCGTCAGCTAAAGTATTTGAAGGATGAAATCAATGCTCAAAAGTAATATGTTAGCTGATGGTGGTGTTATGCAAGAAGGTGGCACAGTCGATCCAGTTTCTGGTAATGATGTACCGCCCGGTGCTATGCAAGAAGAAGTTAGGGATGATATTCCTGCACAACTCAGTGAAGGTGAGTTTGTTTTTTCTGCTGATGTTGTTCGTTATTGGGGTTTAGAAAAGCTCATGGCGCTTCGTGACAAAGCTAAAGCTGGTCTGAAGAAGATGGAAGATATTGGTCAGATGGGTAATGCTGATCAAGTAGAAAACCCAGAAGCTTTGCATGAAGGTGATGAAGAATTTGAATCAGAGATTGATGACATCATCTCTGAAGTTGATGGTGAGCAAATGGGTGAACAGAAGTTTGCTCGTGGAGGTGTTGTTAAAGTTCCAGAAGCTAGTAAAGACATCTTAGCTAAATACAACATTCAAAGAACAGCCATTACAAATCCAGCAAATGATGTAAGACTTTTGAAGAATGCTGCTGGTGATTCTTTGTACATGACCTATTTCAATGGTAAGCCTTCAGGGAGAATACCTAAAGGATATTCTGTTGTTGATGCAAATCCAGCAAGTAGAATGGGGGGTACAACTCCAGCATCAACAGG